CGGATATCGTCTAAGAGTATTTTCATAGGACAAATATATAAAATTAATATTCACCGTCAAAATCTTTTTTATTGTAAATTTCAATAAGTGGTTTGACATAACCCTTTCCCCTCCTTATTATTACCGTAGTATAAATGTCAAAGAGAAATCACATCATTACGATGTGAGTATAATAACTCAGACGGAAAAAAAATATTATGGTATCACAAAAAGAAATCGAAGACTTCCTTCATGGGGAAGACCCCGAAAAGTATATTGTGGCGTTGGAATATGATTACGCCTCGGGAAAAATATTCAAAATTCTTCAACACCCTGAACAGGGTAAAGTAATTAAAACAGACACCTTTATTCCATTTGCATGGGTTGGAGACCTTCATGGTCTTAGTTTCTACAACGGCTCAAAAGCATCTCAAAAACAGGCAATGTCCAAGCACGGAATTCTAATTGAAAAGTTAGATACTCACGGTGACGAGAGAATGGAGAGAGGTCTTAAATATATGGTAAAGACCACGAAGTCGTATGGTGATTTGGTAAACTTCTTTAAAGGCGGTGGTTTGGACCCGTGGGGTGAGAAAGCTCGTGGTCAGATTATGATTCTTCCACCAACAGAACAATACCTTTGTCAAAAGGGAAAACGACTCTTCAAAGGTTTTGATGAATATGATGAGGTTCACCGATTCGTATTTGATATCGAGACCACAGGTCTATCACCTGAGGATAGTAGAATATTCCTTATCGGAATGAAAGACAATAAAGGATTTGAGAAGGTTATTGCATGTGAAACTGATGAAGAAGAAAAAAAGGTTATTATAGACTTCTTTGACACCATCGCATATCTCAAACCGACACTCATCGGTGGTTACAACTCAGCATTCTTTGATTTTCCGTTTATTCTTCGTAGAGCCGAGATTTTAGGTCTTAATCCAAAAAAGATTGTTAAAACCCTTAATCCTGAACGACCCGTTCGTGAAAAAGAAGGGATGTTGAAACTGGCCAACGAGATGGAACCCTATACCCAACTTATGATGTGGGGATATAATGTTATTGATATTGCCCATGCGGTTCGTAGAGCACAAGCGATTAACTCAGATATTAAGAGTTGGGGACTTAAATACATCACACAATTTATCGGGGCAGAAAAGGAAAACCGTGTTTATGTTGAGGGGGATAAGATTGGTAAAATCTACTTTGATAATAAAGACTACTACTTCAACCCTAAATCAGGGGGTTATAAAGAGGTTGGTGCAAAAGGAACGGAAAACCTTATGGAGCGTTTTCCTAACGCATTTGAGAAGGTGGACGGTAAATACATTATTGAGAGATACCTTTACGACGATATTTGGGAAACTATGGTCGTTGATGAAGAGTTCAACCAAGCCAACTTCCTTCTTGCAAAACTGGTACCTACCACATACGAAAGACTATCAACGATGGGGACTGCAACTCTATGGAAAATGATTATGGCTTCGTGGTCCTACAAACACGGATTAGCAATTCCTGAAAAAGGAGACAAGAGACCGTTCACTGGTGGACTTTCTCGTCTTCTTGCCGTGGGATACTCTACTGACGTATTAAAGCTTGACTACTCGTCTCTATACCCCTCTATTCAGTTGGTTCACGACGTTTTCCCTAAGTGTGATGTTACAGGTGCGATGAAGAGTATGTTGAAGTATTTCCGTGATACTCGTATCAAATACAAGAAGTTAGCTGCAGATTACTCATCTACAGACAAAAAACTATCATCACAATACAACCGTAAGCAGTTACCAATTAAGATTTTCATTAACGCCTTCTTCGGTTCTTTGTCAGCACCACACGTATTTCCGTGGGGAGATATGGATATGGGGGAACAAATTACCTGTACTGGTCGTCAATACCTTCGTCAGATGATTATGTGGTTTATGAAACGAGGATACAAACCTTTAGTAATGGATACGGATGGTGTTAACTTCTCTGCACCTCCAGGTCGTGAAAAACATACCTACATCGGTAAAGGACTGAATGATTTGGTTGTTGAGGGTAAAGAATACCACGGGACTGAAGCCGATGTGGCAGAATACAATGACATCTTTATGAGAGGTGAGATGGGTCTTGATACGGATGGTGTATGGCCATCAACTATTAATGTTGCTCGTAAAAACTATGCACTTCTCACTGAAACAGGAAAGGTGAAACTTACAGGTAACACCATTAAGTCTAAGAAACTACCAACCTATGTCGCTGAGTTTTTGGATAAAGGTCTACGTATGTTGTTGGACGGTAAGGGTCATGAGTTTTTAGAATACTACTACGAATATGTTGAGATTATTTACAATCAAAAAATCCCTATATCGAAGATTGCAAACAAAGCTCGTGTGAAACAATCTATTGCAGATTATAAAGTCCATATCACTAAGAAAACAAAGGCGGGTTCGTTGATGTCTCGTCAAGCACACATGGAGTTGGCGTTAAAATATAATTTACCTGTGGGTCTTGGGGACACCATCTATTATGTGAATAATGGTGAGAAAAAATCTCATGGTGATGTTCAAAAGAAAAATGTGTGGAGTGCAACTGCGGCAGAAAAAAGAGAATATCTTGCAAATAATGGTAAAGCAATGCCACCTGATAGGGTAGACATTGTATTAAATTGTTATTTGGTGGATGAAAAAGATATAACTAATGACCCTGATAAATTGGGGGAATACAATGTTCCTCGATATTTAGCGGCGTTTAATAAAAGAATAGAACCGTTGTTGGTTGTTTTTGACCCTGAGATTCGTGGTGAGATTTTAATTGAGGACCCTAAGGACCGACCATTCTTTACCAAACAACAAGCACAACTTGTTCGTGGATATCCACGTAGAGACGGTGACCAAGATGATTTGGATGAAGTATTAACACTTTCAGACACTGAAGTTACCTTTTGGAAAAACACAGGTATTGACCCATATTACATGTATGTAGACGGGACGATAGAATTAGTTGAAGAAGAATATGTAACTAAGAATCAAAGAATTATGAATTCTTTAACCCATCAGACGACATAATATACCATTCATCGAACACACAACGGAGCTCTACACAGGCACCTTTGTGTATTTCGATTTCTTCGTATTCACCATCAATAGACCCCTTATTAGTTTTAATTAAAACGTTATCACTAAGGGATTTAACAGTAACGTGGTCAGTTGTTTCGTGATTAAGAATAATTGTTTTATTACCCTCACCTTTAACGATAACGGCAGATTCACCTGTTGTTGTGTAAATAGAACTAGTTACGACTGAAACGTCAGAGGTTGTAACTTTTTCTCCTGCAATAAACTTAGTTACGGGATAAGTCTTTAATACTCCCATCTTATATGATGTAGATTTGTCGTGGAAGTGCTCTGTATTGTAAAGATTTATTCAAACTTTCGGCTTGGTTTGCTTTGACTTCCATCATTTTATCAGGACGTAGTCTCTCTAACCTCAATTTCAATTCTTCTTCGAGTTTAGATTTTTCATCCTTCGCTTCACTTAACAATGAATCATATTCTAATTGTAGTTCAGAATCTGGTGTTTTTAAGTTACCACTGAATTTGCCTCTAACTCTACCTAAAGACTCTTTAACGTAAGCCGTAAACCATCTACGAACCCATGTTTGAGCAGGAGAGTTTAACTCGTCCCATCTTAAGTTTTCTAAGTTTACATCTGAAGGTAAACGAACAATGTCAGGATTTTCATCCAAACAAGATTCGCGGTCATCAGTTTCGTAATACCAATACCAAACACGGTATTCATTGTTTGCAATGTTACCAAAATCAAATTTACCACCTGGTACGTTGTAAAGGTGAAGAGCTTTTTTACCTTCAGGTAATGCTGTTACTCTATATGTAAGTTCACCACCAATAATTCTTCTTTTAATGTTGATATCTTGCATTCTTAAAAGGATGTCAAATGCTGGAGTAACAAAATAATTTCCTTGTCCACCCATTTGAGAGAACCCGGCACCACCACCAAGACCAATACCACCAAAACCCCCGAAACCACCCATAAATGGGTCGAAAAAAGCTGCATCTAACTCTGCTCGTGTAAACCATAACAATTCGTTAAGTTCACGACCGGCAGGTATTTCATAAATCTGTTGATTGGTTTTAAGGTCGATGTAGTCTTTTTTCAAAACTGAATCACCACCCGCCTGAAGACCAACAATTTTAGAATATGCGTAAGTGTATTGAGTTTCCCAATCCAAAGAACGAGTGATAAGTGCTCTCGCAACAGATTGAGTATCTTGGTTCATACCGTATAAAGATGTCCATTGAGATTCAATTAACCAATCATTCACGTATTGTGAATAATCTTCAATGGATAGTTCCAACAACGAATCCATCATCTCATCTTCTATCTCTACACCTCTTAATGGTGCCCCCAATAGGTGACGAATTCTCGTGTATAACTTTCCTCTTTGTGGGTCTCTAATTATCGACATCTTCTTTTTTTATTATAAATATCGCAATAAAACACTTTATTGTGGGTTAACCCATCCTTCCTTAGGGAAAGTGAATCTACCGTCTATAATTTCCATTCCATCTACATCGAATACAAATGTTCCGTATTTGTCAGTTTGGAAAGCCATATAGTCTGTTGAATATGGTTTAACATTACCTGTTCCATAAACAATTATTCTCTCGTCCTTTTCTTCCCAGTTATTAAATGGTTTGATTTGAATGGTTTTTGTTTGTCCGTTTTCTTCAACAGTTGCATCCACACCACCTAACATATCGTCTTTACCACCTAACTCACCAACTTTGAATACTTTTTTGGTATTGAATATTTTCTTCATGTCAGCAACCGCTTTGATTTCTCTGGTGTCACCAAAACGATTTGATTTATCCAAACTTGCCATGATTTCTTTGAATGTTGCAGATTCAGGGTTGAATATTCTATAACGGTATTCAATCATGAATTTTAACATTCTTGACAATTCTTTTAACTGTTGAGTGTTAGATTGACCAATAAAGTTTAGTGGTGGTTGTCCATAATGTTTTAACGCCACGCTAATATCGTTAGACAAAATACAGAAAGCCGAGTAATTGGTGTTCAATTTATTTATTACAGAACGACCTGGTTGTTCGAAGTCATATACCCCCGACATCTGTCCGTCCGCATATTCATTTTTACCATACCAAAACTCAGAATATACCTCTTTAAGAATATCCATAATGGCATACATGAATTTCTTTTTAACTTGAGGGTTTCTGTTGAATATCATTCTGTAGGCGTTGACCTGTTTAGGGGAGCACCCAGCTGATGCACCTTCACTAATGATTTCTTTAGCAACACGAGACTCATTAATTTTCGTTTTGTTTTTCTCATCAAACAAACGATTAACATAACTCCAGTTAATTACTGAGAAGAAGTTATTGATATATTCGTCTCTTTTACTTTTGTATTTGAGGTAATATGCGTGTTCCCATAAGTCCAAACCTAAAAGTGGATGTCCACCATCTTTGATAACCCCCATAAGTGGATTGTCTTGATTCGATGTGGTCATCACCTTAAGGTCTCCTGATTTGGTTAATACTAACCAAGCCCATCCTGAACCGAATTGACCTCTTGCTTTTTTAGCGAATTCTTTTTTGAAGTTGTTATAACTTCCAAATTTCTTTACTATCTTATCATAAACAGGACCTGAAGGTCTTTGTTTTTTTGGCGATAACATATTCCAAAACAGTTGATGGTTGTAAGCCCCTCCTGCGTTGTTTCGTATTGTTCTATTATACCTTGAAATACCTTTGATAATTTTTTCAAGGTCCATTTCTTTATCCTTAATTCTATCTAAGGCACTATTAAGTTTCTTAACGTAACCTTTATAGTGTTGATTATAATGAGTTTTCATCGTCTCAGCATCGATGAAACGCTCAAGGGCAGAATAAGAATAAGGAAGTTTTACTACCTTAATTTCTTTCATTTCAGTTTGTTTTTGCTCGTGGATTGTATCCTGTTGATTATCAGGTTTTTGAGTTGGCTGTGATTTCAATATTTTCTCAATCTCCTGAATGCGAGCCTTTTGTTTTTTGAACTCCATAACATTCGTTTTTATATAAATAATCGGAAACCAAGATTTTTTTACTATCTTCTTGAGATTGTATTCAATATTTGTTCTAAAACATCCCCCTTGTTTTCATTATCCCCCATAACAGTCTCAAAAACATTCTTCTTTTGTGACAAAATATCGTAGATAACTCCTTCAATAGTGTTTTCAAATATTGGATAAAAAACAGATACATTTGACTTTTGACCGTAACGGTATGCTCGGTCTTCGGCTTGTGAGTGGTCAGAAGGTACGAATGATAAATCATTCATAATAACTGCCTCTGCTGCGGTAAGAGTGATACCCACACCTGCAGCTTTAAGGTTACCAACAAAGACCATCACTTTATCGTTTTCTTGAAACTCATCAACTGAACGTTGTCTTGCAGGTTTACTCATTTTTCCGTCTAAGGCAACCGCCGATTTTCCGAAGTGGTCTTTAATTTTATTTAATGTATCTGTGAAATTGGTGAAAATAATAACTTTTTTTCCTTGGTCGATTATATTTTGTGCAATCTCAATGGTGTCTCTTACCTTTTCTTCCGCAATGACCTGACGGACTTTCATCAGTTTTGAGAATTGCACGGTTAATGAGGATGACTCCTCAGATTGTTCAAACCATTCAAAATATTCGCCCATTAATGCTTCGTATTGTTTCGACTTCAATCGAAGGTAAACAGGGGTTAAGATTTTTTCAGGTAAATCTAATATGTCCTCTTTCAATCTTCTGAGGACGTGGCTTTTTGTTCGGTCTCTTAATTCTAATAAATTGGATGCAC